GGGTTTTACCGCAACCTAACCTTAACGGAAAGATCCGAAAAGGGGTTCCCACCTCGCTTTAATAGTTAAACGAGGTCTTAGGCCTATCTCTGAACTCCAGAAAGTTTCTGGGTCAGGGTTATCCGTGAAGTAGCGGATAAGGCCCGTACTGCCTTGCGTGGGACTGGTATTGCGTTTCCCTAAGGGAACGCAAGTCCAGTATAACCACCGTTGGAGGTTCGGATCCCACTTCTTTCGAAGTGGCATCTCGTACCAGCCAGGGGTGGGCCACGCAAAGCGCCCTGAGTCGATCGGCATCGACGGCAGCAACCTAAGTTGCGGTAACCGCCGACCTATCGATTCGATCCATGCGGAAACGGAGAACATCTTCTTCTTAAAGAAGTTGATGCACTCCTCAACCCATGCGATCATCGACTCGGGCCGCCCCTCTTGAGGCAGCTGGGTGAGGTATGCCGGAGTCACGTCGTGACCCTGGAAACCATCCATACCACAAGACTCTCTGAACTTTCCAGTCCAGAAAGTCTTATCGTGGTTCACCTTGAAACCAAGGTGCCCAAGTGCTGCTATCAAGGTAGGCCCGACGGTCACGGGGACGATGATATCGTCTCCGAAGACCTGGACCATCCGAGCAGCCTCTTGAATACGCCGACTAGTAATTGGATTGTTATCCTGATTTAGGATACAACCAATCGCTATGATGGTGTAGACATAAGACTGTATCGGAAAGGTAACAGCCGAACCCATGGTGGAAAACTTCCTAAGTTTGTGAAACTTAGGAGATTTCTTGTCAATGTTATTGACAATCCACCTCGTGCGGGAAGATTGAAGAGCATCTAGAAGCGAATAATTCCGCCTAAAGATGCGTTCAATAAGCCAGCACGACACACGGTCAGAGGCAGCTGACAAATCAATCGTCATCTGCTTACCCGTGCGGGAAGCCTCCAGTGCAGCATCTCTAGAAGGGTCCTGAGACTTAAAGTCTATGGACTTACCGATAGAGATGTATCGAGTTCCCTTGGTAAGGAACTCCATAATGCCTTGCTGGCACCATTGATGAGCAATAGGTTCCTTCGCGATCAAGCGAGGACCTTTTTGCGTCTTTGGGACAGCAATAAGGACCGAAGGTGGCTCGTGTGGCGAAAAGCCATACGGGACATCTTTGTTCTTAATAGCATCTGCCCACGCTGAATAGCTTGAGAAAGCTACGTCAGCGATGGGAAATACTCTGGAGAGCTTTGCAGGCCAGGTTGGGAAGAGGAACTTGTTCCCCCACCTTGCTTGGTCTGCAACGGACCCTGGTCCATGTTTGTAGGAAGCTGAATTGGCGGAAAACGTACCAAGTTCTGCTGAAGTGATGTCAGCAACAAGCTGAATATCATAAAGCAGACCGCCAAGACAAGCACTGGCATTGACTTCTTCAAGATGTTCTCCTGTATCAAAAAGAGGTAACTCTTTCTGAGCAGGGACCTCGTCCCAAAGGGCGAGATCGCGAGCATCTTTTGGGTCAAAATCATCATCATCCCACTGTAATGTGGGTAAGATGACTGCCAGGTCATCCTCGAAGTAGTCAGCGACAGCTTTCACCGTCTTTGACGTTCCACAGTCCATCTTTAGCTTCTTGGCTGCATAATACAGCTGCCGAAGCAATCGGACGGCCTGAGGATCGGGATGATCCAACAAACAACCATCTTCGCCAAATACACGCTCGTAAAGCCCCTGGAAAAGTCTAGGGATCTTACGACTCCGATGCGTAGACCTCGAAAGAGGTAGACCATTCAGAGATAGGTGTCCAGAGGCAAGGCTTTTATCAAAAGCCTTGCCCAGGTTAGGAAGATCAATGGTGAAAACCGTGATCCCCCTATCCTTGGCGACTGAGAGGAGGCGTGACAAGTCACGACTCATCCCTTGACGGTAGTCGGGGTACCGAGCGACGACATCTTCACAGATGGCGCCGTAGAGGTGCTCGAGATGCCACGCGTAGCTGTTAGTCATAGCTCTCTCCTACGAGAAGGTTATGGTCTACGGCTTACGTGACGCCCGCTACTCGAAGAGTACGGAAGGGAGTCTTACGACTCCCAACCGAAGAGCTTCGTCAGGTTAGCGTCGCTGGCCCAATAAGTCAGCGCTTCGCCAAGATCGGTGACGGCGACTTCATCATCACTCGGATCATTCCGAATGATGAGTTGGACAATCCGTCGGATCCCAAGAGGCTTAGCCTCCGTGGGATACACGTACTGCTCGATCGTCACATTGTGACGATCGAACGGCTGCGTGCCGAGCTTAACCGTATCTTTGGAATGCTTGATAGAAACGCGGACTTCATCGTCCGTACGCTTCTTCAGGTACTCCGCGGAATACGAATCCTGATTGATCTTCGATGCAACGACGGCAGTGCCGCCGGAACCATCGAGGGTCACAGTAAGGGTATCACCAAGCATAGTGGTATCTCGTTCTAGGCAATGGCTTCCGAGGGGTTCAGACCCTTTGGAAGCGGTTAAGCTCCAGTCCTTTTACTCTAAGGCGCTGGAGCCCTAACGCGCCTAGAATCGATAGTTGACGTCCCGAAAGATGAGGGATGTCAGCCGTTAGTACCGCTCCACTCTGACCACGAGCTTTAGTGGTCGTAGTGTAGGTCGCATTACCACCCGATATCAAAGGATTATCCAATGGACCGGGTATGCGGACAAGTTTATCGACAGACCTGATGGTAGTCATCACATTTACAAGTGATGGCTCCGCAGGGACTGAATTGCGGTGAGCATCCAGGAATTCACCTGTATTGCTGAACCAATCAATCAGCCAAGACCATGGCATCAACTGCCATAGTTCAGAACTGTCGGCCCAAAAATCGTTCCGCGCCATCTTACCGATGGAAGCGTTACCATAATTGGCACCTAAGCTAAGAACGATGTTCCTAGCTAGTTGGTGATACTTGCCCTCTGCGGCCAGCGGCGGCACGGAAGTCGGGAGCCACCTAACAGTGGCCCACGTCTTTATTTCCGTGACCGTCTGAACTTGGACAGTTAACCAAGTCCAATCCGATTCAGGAACCCATCTAACTTTGGGTCCTTTCTCGACACGCTGGTCTAGAGTAATACGACGTTTGAGCCCACCCTTGCTGTACAACCTTTGGAACTCCGCGGCACGCCGCGAAGCACTCCTTTCGAAGTCCAGCAATTTAATCATGTCAGAGACAAGTGGTGCTATACCGTATACCCCAAGTAAGTACTGATTTCCCACTTCTTGGTGGAAATTCCG